TCCGCAAGCTCGTTGCCTAGCCCCCGTGCATACTCGCCCGCACGCGTCACAGCGCGCGCGTACGCGCCCCTCTCCGCCGTGCTCATCCACGCGGGCGCGGTCACCTGTACCGCCCCGCCTTGTGGCGTGGGTACAGGCACCTCAACGGTCACCGTGAGCCCAGGCTCCATCTGCGCCTCTGCCTCGGCGCGTGTGCGCGTGCGTAGGTCCTCCACGCGCGCCTGCACCAACGGGCTCCATTGCTCCATAGTCCAATCGCGCATTGACGCACGCTGGGCAGGTGTCGCGCGATCCATAATCGCCCCCGCGTGCGCTATGTACTCGTAAGGGTCCAGGTTCTCGACCCTCCACCCCTCAATCGCTTGGGGGTCAAGTACGCCTGCCTCCACGAGCTCTTGGACCCTCTCAGGGGGGAGCCCCGCGCGCTCGGCACCAAGGAACTCGACCAAGAACGCGTCATTATGTAAGCGCGTGACGCGCTCCGCCTCTTGCAAAAGCTCAAGCTGGGTCATGGCTTCAACGCCTCAAGGTCACGCTCAAGCGCAAGTACGCGCATCTTGTACAGGTGCTCCAAGCGCCCCGCCATCTCCGTCACAAGGTCCACCTCTCCCCCCCTGTGACCTCGCGCCTTATGTAGCGTGTCACCGCACTCGTGCCCATGCTCATGCGCCTTGTGGAGCGCGCGCACGCGCGGATGGTCCGCGTCCAACAGGTCATCATCCTGTGTGTACTTGGGGTTCCCTCCCCCGTTGGCCACTTTGAGGAACGCGTTGACGCGCGCGTACGCCCAGCTCTGCCTGTTCTGCGAGGGTCTGTGTGACACGCTAAACGCCCCCGCCCCCCTCCGCCACACGGCCATCAACGCCCCCAGGCTGACCCGTTGCCACGGCTCGCTGGTGTCCTCGTTGTGCGCCTTCACCTTGTCGCGGAGCGCGTCTCGTATCTCTTTTGTGACCTCGATGGACTCGCCGCTCGTGCGCGAGCGCGCGGAGCCCTCGGGGTTGCGTGCGCTCCCTCTCACGCGCTCGTGGGGCTCGGCGGGCGTGTCCGCTCGCTCTTGTGCCTTGCGGAGCCCGTCCACAAGCGCGGCACGCGCCACATCAAGCGCCGCCTCCGTGATTTTGGCGCGCAGGGTCTCCACGCTCTCACCCTGTAACTCGGCAGGGCTCGCCACAAGCTCAAGTTTCATGCGCGCTCCTTCTTGTCTAAACGCTCCACGATGCCACGCGCCCAGGCGTCACCCGCGTCACCCCCCCACAAGAGCCACGAGATATAAGACGCGCTGGTCTTGTCCTCATGGTATCCCCGCTCCTTGTACACGCGGTGCCTGTTAAAAAACGCGGCCATGCGCCTCACCGTGCGCTCGCTCATGCGGTCCCCGTTCGCAAGGTTCACGGCTCGCTGTACCCCGCTCCCTATCCCCTGCGCGCTCGCCTGCTTGTTGCTCAAGCCCCCACGCCCGTGCTCGCGCCTCAGTTCCAAGCCACGCCTCGCCGCGTCACGCACGGACTGAGGCGGCGTGTAGCCCTCGCCACCCTTCAACAGCGCGTCAACAATCGCGGTGAATACTTGCATCTGTGGCTCCTTGGGGCGGGTCTCTTAGTACACGGTCTCGGGGTCCGTGGGGGGCGTGAAGGGCGTGAGGTCAATCGCTGGAGTGACCGTGTACTTGAGCCCATCATAAAACGCGCTCATGTACTGCGCGCTGTTCGTGTATGCCATGCTGTTCGTTAGCCCCTCGGGACCTATATAGTACCCTGGGAGCCTATCTAGCACCTCTTTGAACGCGGCAATCAAGCCTGCGTGCCCCTCGTAAGTGGCGCGCGTGTCCTCTAAGGGGCTACTCGTCCAGGTGAGCACTACGCGCGCGCGGAGCCCTTTATACTTGATCTCTATTGTGTGCTTCATGGTTGCGTGTACCCCTTCAAAATGGCGTAGGTCAGCAAGTAGTGATGCGGGTCAGCGGCGGCAAAGTCTGCAATCGCTTTGAGCTGTACATTCGGGTCCGTTGCCTTAAAAAACTTTTCCACGCCCATGCTCACAAGCTCGGTCGCGCCGTTTGGATAGATCTTGCTCGTGTAGTTGTCCGTGTATTGGTCCTCAAAGTATCTCTCCAAACCTGAATACTGCTTGTGCGCCCCCTGTGTGATGCGCGTCAGGTGTGTTAGCGTGACCGCTTCTCTGATACCTTGCGTGTATCTGCCGTAGTACGCCGTGTTCTCTAGTGTATGTGCCAACTCATGTGCACAGGTTTCTAGGGAAGAAGTTGCCGCTATGTCAATTTGCGTGAGGTCATTTGTACATTCCGCCCTAAAGTCGCGACTTTCCTTTTGGATAATGTTTATGTCTATGATGACGCCGTCTAACTGGCGCGCAGGATATGCTTTTTCCAGCACCTCCTCTACATGACGCAGGGCGCCCGCTTGGTCAAACTTTCGTATCTGTGACACTATATTATGCCGTGGGTGAAGCCCCTCTTTGGGAGGCGTGGCACTAAACATAAAGTCCGCGCAGGCTTGCTTTAATGTGGGCACGAATGCACCCGTAGATGCCTCTATGTACTCAAGTCTGCGTTTAGCATGGTGGGCGTCTAGTGGGTATTTTTTAGCCGCCTCTCTGACGGCCTTGTCTTTTTTGGCGTACGCCTCGTCATATTTCAACTTTGACTGATTGAGTTCGCGCGCCGCCTCCTGCACAACTTCGCTTGTCGGGGCGTGCCCATCATCTAGGAGTTGTAGCACACGCGCCGTTGCTTTTTTTAATTCCGCATCTGCTTGCGCGCGCTCGGCCTCAATGCGCTGTACATATTGTTTTTTAAGCTGTTTTACTTCCTCAAACAACACATACTCATCCAATTCGGGCGCGGTCAACGCGTTGGCGCTCGCTTGTTTATACGCCTCCACCGCAGACAAGACGGCGGCGTTATCCTGTGCCGCGCGTTCCAACGCCTTGTTGTACCGTTCACAAGACGCCTCTACATCGCCTGCCGTTAGTTGCTGTAGCCTAGTTAAAAACATCCCATCGGGACTGTACCGTGTATCGGGACTCTTTGAAAAGCTGGTGAGCGCGGCGGCGACCTTTTCGGGGGTCACGCGCGCCTTTTCAAGTACCTGCCGAGCAAACGCGCCTAGTGCGTCAGGCGCCTCGGCACTTGCGCCCAGTCTATCCAAGCGAGCCTGCTCACGCGCGATCTGCTTCTTGGAAGCCCCGCTGGCGCGTAACTCCGCAACCACCTTAGCCTGCTTCTCGCGCTCGCTCTGCAAGGCTTGCGAGATACCGTGCGCCGCGTCCAACTTGCTCAACAAGTCGCGCTTGCTCATGGTCTCCTTTTCACCCTTGCGTGGCCCGTCATCGTACTCCACCGTCACCTTGTCCCCGTCAACGGACTTTACATGAGCGTGTACCTCTGCGCCCTTGTCCGTGCCCAGCATGAACGCCGCGCCAACGGCCACATCGTCCTCATGGAGCGCGTGCTTGCCTCGCGCCGTGTGCGTGACCTTGTAGATGTACCTGTAGCGGAGCTTACCGCCGCGCGTGTAGGGGATGCGGCGGATGTACTTGTGACCCGCCGCCTTAAACAGCAAGTCCACCCAGGCAGAGAAAGTCGTAAACATACTCAAAGCTCCACGGACACACGCACGCGGCGTGCTTTGGTCACGGTTTCCGTTGTGAAGTCATCACCCTCGTCCTCCATGTCCTCGCCCTCAAAGCCCGCGCCCTCCTCGGGCTCCTGCTCCACGGGCTCCTGCTCCACGGGCTCCTGCTCCCCTTCACCCATGCTCATGGCGGTGATGTAGGTTTGATTCAAGATAATGTCGCCTCCCTTCTCCAAGGGCTCAAGCCCGTTGGAGGCGCGCACCTCGTTGATTGTCATGTACGAGGACACGCGCTCCTTGTCCGCCTCCAGCTTGCTCTTGGCGTCCTCAGAGTCGAGCCCCACGAACTCAAAAGACAGCTCGGGCGCGATTGGGTGAATAATCCAGCGATTCAGCCACCCTTGCACCTGGCGCAAGAGGGGGCGGAGCCCGCGGTCCTTGCTCGCAAGGATCCTTTGCTCAGGCCCGCCTTGTGAGAGGGAGCTTGTGACGCCCTCACTCCCAAACACGAAGCCAAGCTCCGCGGGGTCAATCTGATAAATGGCGCACGCAATCTTGGTCAGGTAGCCCATCCAAGTGCTGTACCCCATCTCCTCGGCGCTGGAGCCCATGTTCACGCTGGACACCTCCTCGTTGGAGTCGGGGTCAAGTTGCAAGATAGGCGTGCGCTTGGCTTGGTGCGCGCCACTCAGCATCGCGTAAAAGTCACGGCGGAACGCGCGGAACAGTTGCGGGCTCATCTTGGACTTGACCGCCAAAATACTATTCACATGGATCCCGTTCACGAAGTTTGAAGCGTTGTAAGTCTCCGCGTTCACGAGGTAAGTGACCGTGCGGACAAGCTCCTCAAGCTCAGGGAAGCCGTAGCCGTGCGCGTAGATCCAAGTGCGCGGGCGCCTAATCGCAAACGCCATTGAGTCCGCGTCCCACTCAGCCACCTTCTTGTTGTTTATCACCTGCACGAACGCGCCCTCGCTCCAGTCGCGCCGCCCTTCCTTGCGCTCCTCCGTGCTAGTCGCCGCGCGCCGTATCGTGCTTGCATCCACGGGCACGAAGCCGTTGATCTTGCCGTTGCGCGTCCGCAGTATCTCGAAGCACGCTTGGTCAAAGGTCAACGAGTCACGCAGTATCATGCGTACAAACGCCTCAAAGTCATACGCGCCCCCGTACTTGTAGCCGTCACCACAAGTCTCCAGCCACCGCGTCATCTCGTTTATCTGTGCCTTGAGCGCGTCCGTCATCTCCGCGCTCTTGTCGCGTGGACGCAGGACAAAGCCCGCCGAGAACTTGTCCGCCTGTGGGTTGCAGAACTCCGCCACCTGGTTGATACGCGTCTGAATAATCGAGGACACAACGGGCACGCGCGCCATCTGCGCGAGTACCCCATAATCAAGCCCAAGCGTGCCCTCGTGCGTGGTGTCGCGGAAGCTGTCCCCGTACGCCGCCGTAGAGTCCCACGGGTTCAGGTCATGCGCCGTGGGGATCTTGGAGTACTCGCCCACGCTCCCCTTGAGCGCCTTTTGAATGACCTCCTCCGCCTCCACGGCAAGTTGGGCCATCATCTCGTAATAATCGGGTGTCGGGTGCGGTGCCTTCATGTTTTAGACCTCAAAGTCCTCGGGGAGCCAGCGGTACGCGTGCATGATGTACGCCTCGCCCTCTTTGGCAACACGCGCAAAGGGACGCCTACGCCGCACAACGCCCTCACCCCAGCCACCTGTGCCAAGTGTCCCGTGCGCGTTGCCCTCCACGGTCTCCGCGTACCCATCCGTGATACTCAAGCTCGTGCAGAGCGTGATATGTGAGCCCCACTTCTTGGCTCCCTTTTTACCCACAACGAGTACATCCCCCGCGCGCACATCATCAAGTGACACCTTGCGCGGCGTGCCCGAGCAGAACGCGAACAGGCGGTAAGTGGAGGCGCAATGCTTGTGGCGGATCTCGCGCTTTAGTGCCTGGTAGCAGTACGCCATAAATGCGCCACACCACTCAAAGCCCCCAAGCTCCAGCTTCCCCGTGTTCATGTAAGGCGTGTCCTTGGGCCATTCCAATCCCTCACGGATGAACGCAAATATCCGCAGGGAGCTGTGGGGCTTGCTCTGTTGCGGGTCAAGCGCCGTGTACTTGTCCCCCTTCTTGGCAAGCAAGGTGCCCGTGTCATCCACATACGCGCCCCTCGGTGGCTCCATACAGCCTAAGCTGTGCTCCAAGAGGCCGCGCGCTATTGCCTCGCGCACGCGGGGGGTTGGTGTAGTGCTCATGTGCTCTCCGTGCTTTCGTGTGCCTTAGCTTACCACTCACCCGTGTTTTCTGCGAGATACCTAACAGTTACCCCGTTCCGCGCTAGGTACTCCACCCCCCTCTCATCGTAACGAGACCCCTCGGGCACCACCACAAGCGACACGCCCGCGTGGTGGATGAGGCGCGCGCACCCAAGACACGGCGGCGTGGTCACCACGAGCGCGCACCCAGCCACGCTCACCCCCTTGTGGAGCGCGTTCATCAGCGCGTTCTGCTCCGCGTGGTGGCACCCCACCTCCGTGCTCGTGCCGCTCTCAATCCCCTGCGTCACACGGTCACAAGTCGCACCCCCACACAGCTCGCCACACGCCCCACGGGGCGGACCATTGAAGCCAGCGCTCACGGGGTTGTTCCGCTCATCCACAATGAACGAGCCCACTTTACCCCGCACACACGGACTCATGCGCGCCAAGAACCTCGCTTGGAGGACCCATTGTGACTGCCACGCCTGTTTCATATCGCCTCCCAGGTTCGGTGTTATCATGTACACACAACACACGGGAGGTCTTATGCTCGCGGTCCTGCCTCACTTTGCGCCTCAGTTTCTCAGCCCCCTCCTCCTGCAACGCGAGACCAAGTTGATCACGCGTAAGCTCGCCCCCGAGGAAGCGCGCAACAAAGCGCGCGCCGCCTCGTTCAACGGATGCACAAGCGACACACCCCAAGCGGAATGGGCCGCCGAGGCAACAGGGCTCGCGCCACAAGACCGCGCGGACCTAGGTGTTGGGGACACGCTCATGCTCCCCTGCGGTGACTCCTGGATCCTCGTGTCAATCCACCTAGTCTGAGGGACCCTGCACCATCGCGGACGACATAGCACGCCCACGCTGGCGCAACAGGTACAGCGCCCCCTCGTGCGCGTTCGCCACGCCCATCAAGTAATCATCGAGCCCAAGCGACATACCCCCCTGCATCTTGCAAGACTGATACACGCGCTTGACCTCCACCTGTAAACGCTCCTCAAGCACAAGCGCACGCTCCACGGGCGTCATGCCCCCAAGCTCCGCGAGGAGCGCGGATACCTTGGCCGCCTGCACCACAGGGTCCACGGCGCTCGCCCCAAACTCGCCCACAATCTTTTCAGCCAGCGTGTCAATCTCCTCCTCCATGTCACGATACAAGCGCATAAACATTCGGTGGTCACCAAAGAACGGGAGACCCTGCACCTGCCAATG